AATTGTATTAGAGTACACAGATGAGGAATTTGAATTAGTTACAGAAGCATTAAAAAATCATTCAGGAAGTAAAGAACAAATATTTTTTAAATTATTGGGTTTATGATAGTTTATTTAGCTGGAGATGTTTTTGGTAAAGAAGTCTTTAACGATTATGATTATAATTTTAATAGATTAGATAGTTATTATTATTTGCAATCAAATAAATATATGATTGAAAAAATACCTTTGTATAAAAATTATTTATTAGATAGTGGTGCATTTACATTTATTATGGCAAAAAAAAATATCAAAATAGATATTGATTCCTATACAGATAAGTATATAGATTTTATAATTGAAAATAAAATAAACAACTTTTTTGAAATGGATGTAGATAAAATATTTGGATATGAAAAGGTAAAGCAACTACGGAATAGAATAGAAAGTAAAACCGGGAAAAGAGTAATACCAGTCTTTCATAAAAATAGAGGGATTGATGATTGGAACGAAATGATAAAAGATTATAAATATATTTCTATTGGAATTGCTGGAAAAGATGTATCTTGGGGAGACCATAAAACATTTTTAAAATTCGTTAATAATGCAAAAGAGCAAAACTGCAAAGTACACGGTCTTGGTATTACTGGAATGAAAACATTAGAAAAAGTACCTTTTTATTCTGTAGATAGTTCCAGCTGGACTGCCGGCAATAGATATAAATGTATTTTTAAATTTGATGGAAATAAAATAAAAACAATTAAAATAGATTTAACAAATAAACGAATACATAATCATATAAAGTTAGCAAAGTATAATTTTAATCAATGGAATGAATTTAGTAAATCAATGTCAAATAAAATAATTATATAATGTGCTCAATTTTAGGTGGAACAAAATTTAATAAAAAAGCGTTAGAAATATATAATAATGCTAAATCACGAGGAAAAGATTTTAGTGGGTTAATAGAATATAAAGGTAACTGGATATGCAATCATAGAGCCACACCAACAAACGAGATTCAATATGCAGAAAGCAATCAACCTTTTTCTTACAATGGAAACATAATAGTACACAATGGTACAATATCTAACGATAAAGAATTAGGAAATAAAGATGGAGAAATTGATAGTAAAATAATAGCAAAAATTGTAGAGACAGAAAGTTTAGAAAAGTTTAGAGATAGTCTTTTGAAATTAAAAGGTAGTTATGCTATTGGTTGCATTACATCAAAAGGAGAAATCTTTTTAGCTTGTAATTATAAACCTTTATTTTATAAAAAACACAAAGGAGAATATTACTTTAGTTCATTAAAAGAGCATTTAGGAAAATGCAAAAGAGTAAAGCCATATAGTTGCATAAATTTAAAAACAAATGAAAAATTAGAAATAAAAAGATACCAGCCAAATAATGCTTTGATAGTATGTAGTGGTGGTTTAGATAGTACATCATTGATAGGGTATGCTTTAAAAAATCATAATAAAGTTACTCTATTGCATTTTGATTATGGATGTAAAGCAACTACAAAAGAAATAGAAGCAATTAAAAAAATAGCAGAGAAATTAAAAATACCATATATTATCCAAAAGTTAAATTATAATTCAATGCAAGGAGAATCTCCTTTGTTTAAAGAAGAAAAAATAACAAATGGTATAGATGGCGTAGAATATGCAATAGAATGGGTATATGCAAGAAATTTAATAATGCTATCAAATGCTGTTGGGTATGCAGAAGCAAACGATTATGGATATGTGTATCTCGGAAACAATTTAGAGGAGAGTGGTGCTTATCCAGATAATGAAGAACAATTCATTTTAGATTTCAATAAGGTATTATGGGGTGCAGTAAACAATGGTTACAAAGTAGAAATAAAAATGCCATTAGGAAACTTAATGAAAAAAGAAATAGTACAATTTGGAATAGATAACAATAGTCCTATCGAGTTGTCATGGTCTTGTTATAACAATGAGAAACATCATTGCGGTGAGTGTGCTCCTTGTTATATGAGAAAAAAAGCATTTGAAAGAAGTTCGAATATTGATAAAACGAAATATTTAAAATAATTATTAACAAAAAAAAATTAAATTATGATAGTTGAAAAAAAATATCACTTTTACGCTGCTCATAGAAACCCAGCAGGTGGAGAAAAATGCGGAAGAATACACGGACATACATACGAAATAATATGTCAGTTTAGATTTAGCGAAATAGGTAGTAATGGAGTAACAGAATTATTTTCTGATATTGATAAAAAGGTTGAGCCTATTATAAAAGAATATTGCCATTGGTTTCTATTATGGGAAGAAGATAGTTTATGTGAATTATTAGATTTAGCCAATAATTTAAAAAATATTTGTTCTTTACTTCCTGAATGATTTTTTAATGCTTCTGTAACTAATTCAAATTCCTCATCTGTGTACTCTAATACAATTTTATTTTTTTGTTCTTTTTTGTCTTCATTGTTTTCTTCAAAAAAGTCGTCTAAATTAATATCAGAAAAATTATTTTTTTGAATCCCCCATTCAACGCAAACCGCCTCACCAACTTCCGCTTCGATTAACTCGGCATCAAACACGATGTTTGCTTTTGCAGAAGCATTATCAGCGAGGGCCATTTCCCTACCTTCCGGAGAATCCAAATCGATATCATTTCTTCTTACGGCGATTAATTTTTTACCATCGCTTTCCACTATTTGAACATCCTCCAATCCAATTGACGAAAAGTTTTCTAATGACTTATTACCGGCGATAACACGATTATTTTTATCGATTAAGATTGATCTACCGGCTCCGAATTTTCGGAATGATTTCTCGATAAGTGCATTCCCGAATTCACTCCCTTTGTTGAAGTTTTTATCATCCGGGATAAGGTCTTTTATGGTGGTTTTTTTGCTCATTTGTAATGCAAATGTAATTTAAATTCTATAATATCCAAAATTTTTAAATCCATTGACCGGTTAAAAGGTCGGCATCATCATTTATGAAATCATCATCCGATGGTTCTATTTTACCCCCGAAAGATTCATTTCCGGGTGGTATATTTAGAATCGTTTTGATTGTGATGGCCTTTGTATTTTTGCTCAACATAGGCTGCCAATAGTAGCACCACGACAAGTGCGGTCATGCATACAATTAAGACTCCAATATCAGTCATTGTTAAAGGTTGGTTATGTTTCATTTGACTATAATTTTTTAATTGATTTTTACTATAAAAATATGAATTGTATTAGAGTACACAGATGAGGAATTTGAATTAGTTACAGAAGCATTAAAAAATCATTCAGGAAGTAAAGAACAAATATTTTTTAAATTATTGGGTTTATGATAGTT